CGCATGTTCCTCTGTGCGTGGAAACTGTCTATAATATTCGTTTAAAGCATCCTGGTCGCCTTTTAATCCTTCGGCCTCATTATTCCAATGCTCTATAACCCCGACGTCTATAGGATCGCCGTATGGGCCTACTGCTTCTTCTTTTGGAGTATCGAATACAGGTATGCCATAAGAATCAATGAATCCTTCGTAGTTCCATTCCATAGGTATGAACAAAGAATAGAGTCCTGAACGAGTCTGTCCGTTGGCGTTTCTTTTTGTGACATCTGAGTTATCATATAATTTTTTAAAATTACCTCCACCTTTATCTATCGAATTAGATGTGGATCCCATCATACACTTACCTATTACTCTACTACCTAATCGAAGCGTGGTTTTCGTAACCCTCCAGTTGTTGAGGATGTTGTTGGGCCTTTCCCACTTCCCCGACTCATCGTGGACGAGGAGCTTGAGTTTCTCCCCATCGTAGGCGTTGTCGCCGGTGTTCTTCCAATCGATCGTGGTGTCAAGACCCGATAAGGTTTCAACGGTCGCATTGGTGTCGAGTTTACGTCGGGTAAACTTGGACGCGGGGACTCTGAAGGCAAGCTCGGTCTTGGGGCGGTCCATACCGTCCTGGATCGGTTTGAAAAAGAATGGGTAATTAACGGATATCGGAACCACCTTATCTGTAAACATTTTCTTCGCATCTGATCCAGACTTAGATAAAATGCCATATCGGGAGTCGCTAGATATGGTTGCCAAGTTAACCACCTCGCCTGATGCCATAAAGGAAAAGCCTGATCGACGATTCTTAAGGTAGCACAATCCGTAGGATCGTACATCGGCCTTACATGCTTCCCAAAAGATGTAGAATAGTCTATTCGCTTCTCTAAACTCTGGTTTCCCAACATCAATCTTGGACCACTGCAAGTACATAAAGTGAGTACCAGTAATGTAAGTAGCCACACCCTTATTATTGAACCAATGGCCGTTTTCTCTTTTATTAAATTGTTCATCGATATATGTGCCCCATTTTGATTTAAATTCTGTAGGATATTCTCTCCAATCAAATATACTTTTAATTAGCTTTAATTCCCTTGGATATTCTGTAGGCGTCCACTTGTCATAAGTTTTATCTAGCTTGCTTGGTGCTTTTGGCAAAGCTATGTTTAGGTTTTGTATATTATATATATCACCTATCTGCCCTGTTTTACTTATAACAACTACATCATGTTCTTTGTTATATCCATACTTCCATTTCTTACTCTTATTCAATCTAGATAAGGTAGTTTGTTTTATTGGCGTTACAACGCTATATAAACTTTGACTATACATTACTTAGATCTTCTTTCAGCAAACCCACCAAAAGTTGTTTGTTCAATCTCTTCTTTTGGTTTGTTATCAATTAATCTTTGCTCTTCGTCAATTCTACTTAGTATCTCGAAAGCATCAAATATAGCTAGCTTTTTTGTGGCTGCTGCATTTTTTAATCTATCAGCTGAAATATCATCGTCCGAATCTACAATAGCTTCTTTGGCTACTTTAATTAATTCCTCAACTGCTCTGTGCCCAGCCTGGATTATATTCTTCTTCGTCTCCTTGATATTCATATTTAATTGTAATTGCATTCATGGGAACTCGGTATAACCTTTGCCCGTCTATTATAAACTCGTATTCTGAATTTGGTTTAAAGCCAACCAGTGTATCAACCTCTATATTATTATTACCGTATTTTACAATACCAATTAATGGTCTTTCTTTTTCTATAGAAATTTTATCCGTTTCTTTTATAGGTATTACAAAAACAAAACCTTCCAATGCTTTCCACTGATTGTTTTGTTTATACGCATATATCTGATCAGGTTGTACTAGATAAATATCCTCTTCAAAATAATTCTTACTATTTTTTTCTTGACCACGTATATCTCTAAACCTTCTAAATATATTGTGATGTACAATAACCTCTAGCCCCTCTTTAATTTCGTTATACATTCTTGCGCGAGGCAATCCTATAACAATACCAATTCTTTGAGTATACTGGTGGTTTTGTAATTCGGTGTTTAATAGTAATTCGTTACCCTCTATTTCCTTTTTTCCTGTTGTCCTACTGCCCTTCGGTTTTACCAGGTAATTAAATACGCTCTGCATTTTACCATGAGAGATCGTATTCG